AAACGTTTCAATATTATCAAAACCGCCTCTTTTATACTCGTTGCCATTCGCGACTTTCAACTCAATCATTCTGATATTCTATTTGTGTATGACGAAAAACCAGACCATCCTGAATGCCCTTCTGAATCCTATTTAGACGGTAGTATGGATGATTCTCGAAAACATGATATTATTATTGATTATGACGATGGTGCTGCTTCTGGCAGTGCAGGCGATGACGACGAAAACAATACAACAAATACATTATGTGGTGGCGATATTAACATTGACGATATATAAATTACTAAAACAAAATAGAAAAATCATTCTTTTTTATACATCCTAATAATAAAGATGAATCGTTACGGTTCGATACCAGAAGACAAAACCATAGATGATGAACCTCAGGAACAACCTGTCAATAGTCCTCCATTGTTTGGTATATTTATTGGATTATTTGCATCAGTAGTGTGTATTTTTGGAATTATACAAATGAAATCCGGTTATGGAGGCGTCGTTGAACAGTCTTCGGCCCTCGATTTCAGTGTTTCTGCGAAAACTTCGCCACATGTGATTCTCATAGTGGCCGATGATTTAGCATGGAATTCGATTGGATATTCCTCCGATGAATTAGCCTTTGTGACTCCTTATCTCACTGCACTTGCACAAGAGGGTATTATTATGAACAATTTCTATGCGCAAGAAGTATGTTCGCCGAGTCGGGGGTCGTTGTTAACGGGGCGATATCCTTTGTCTATCGGTATGCAATATGGCATGGTTGCGGCAAATGCCGAATGGGGGATGCCTCTCGACGAAACGACAATGGCTGAAGTATTGGGAGACGGCGGATACAATACACATATGTTGGGCAAATGGCATTTAGGATACTTTTCACCGAAATTTTTGCCCACGGCGCGTGGATTCGACAGCTGGACGGGCTATGCAAACGGCGAAAATTATTATTGGTCGAAGAAAAATCCCGATTATCCACAACACAGCGATTTTATCAGTGCAAATGTCACTTGCTATTCCCCTTATTCGGAATCCGACAAGCATGATTATTCAACTGTTTTTTATACGAACAAAGCAGTGGAAATCATCGAAAACAACGGTGCCGATTCGCCCTTGTTCTTGTATGTCGCATATCAAGCCGTTCATGACCCTTTTGTCGATTATGGCAAATACGACACCGGCATTCCCGATTCCTATTTCGAAGACTCGGTCTTGAGTGAAATTCGTTCCTCGGTGGTCGGCAAAACCCGGCAAGAATATGCAAAAGCCTTGTATTTGTTGGACAAGGGTGTCGGACAAATCGTGGATGCACTCGATTCGGCCGGGATGCTGGACAATTCCTATGTGATTTTCATGTCGGACAATGGGGGATGCATGTATGGAGGTGGAAAAAATGGGCCATTGCGCGGTTCAAAAGGTGCCCTCTTTGAAGGGGGTATTAAAGTCGATTCATTTATTTATAGCCCGTTATTGGGGGACGGGGGAACCATATATAATGGTTTGATGCATATCTCGGATTGGTTTCCGACCATCATGGCTTTAACGGGCGTGTCTTATGTGGCAGAAGACGGTTATGAATTTGACGGAGTGAATCAGCTGGATGGTTGGATGGGCAAAGGCAATCCACGTAGTGCCCTATTATACAATATGTATCAGGCCATTGCCGATTACAATTTTGATATCTGGACAAACGGGTCGTTTGCGGTGCGGGACGGGAGATATAAATTGATGCATACCTATGATGACCCCTTGTATGGCGATTGGTATAGCGCAGATAGTGTTATAGAGGATGATGATGAACTGGATAGTTCGGACCGGTGCGCGCAACAATTCGTCAAGGGGAAATTCACGTATTGGTTTTTTGATTTGCTCGAAGACCCCTATGAAACGTCGAATTTGTATTCTTCGACGAATCAATTGCATACTATGGCGAAGGCGAAACTATACACATTGTTGCCGGGATACATGGAGAAGGCAACCACGAAAAAAAGTATTGAATTTTCGGATATGGCCGAGGTCGTATGGTCGGCGGCGGGGAATCATATTTTGCCGTGGGCGAATTTAGACGAATCGGTGCCGGTATTATGTTAGATTTCGGATTCGCTGGATACGCTCAGTTTGCGTAATAATTCGGCTTGGGATGATATAGAATCGGTGGAAATGGTATGAATCGATAGGTCGTTTTCAATATTGGAATCAGTGGATGACGACTTGCGTTTTTTTGCGGGAATGTTGGTGGCTTCAAAATAATAGCGGGTATATTTGAGATAGGTATAGAGAGCCGATGTCTCTTTGTAATCGGGGTCGACTTGTTCTTTGCCGAAAACGAAACCGTGACCGCGCTTCATGTCATACATGTAGTTTGCGCAATCTACACAATAGCCGATAAATGCATCATCTATAATTCCGTGTGTCACACATTTCTGACATTGGTTGGGACCGGTTCCGGGAGCCATGGTCGTGAGCCATTCATAGGGAAAATAGAGGTAATATTTGGTCTTTTCGTGGACATAGTAGGTGTCTTCGATTTTAGATATACGGAGAGATGACATGATGTTGATGCGGATTCTATCAGGGATATCATGGAATCAATTTTGCAGTTAAAAAATACTTCGCTTACACCGACCAAAAAGAAAAATGAGACAAATTCTGTAATGATTTATTTTTTACTCTAATAAAAATGTAAAAAGACTATATGAAGAATACAACAAAAAGATGAGAAAACACATTAAAAAAACAATTAGAGCAAATACAAAAATAAAAAAGTTAAATAGTATTCACCATAAAGGAGGAAATAATAATGATAAATATTATATAGATTGTTCTATAAATTATGATAAATTTATAGCAACGAAAATATTAGATAATACAGAAATGCGTATTCTGTTTTATGGTGTTTTACAAGAACATAATATAAATCAGAAAATTGTTGCGAAAATAATGAAAAGAACCAAAAAAAATACGAATCAGATGGAATATAATTATGGTAAATTATTAGAAAATATAGAAGGGTTTATTCGTTTTATTTGTTTATTAGAATGTAAAACAAATATACATAAAATTCATAATAAAACTGAAGAAATTGAAGAAAAATCAATATGTATAAATACAGGTGGAATACAAAAAGAAATACTTATATCTCCTTATTATGAAGTCGGTTCTATGGAAAATTTTTATTGGAATGAAACAAATATACCCATATTTAAGAGTTGTTTGAAACAAATAATATTGTCTTTTTATTATGCATATAAAATGCACAGGTTTATACATAATTATTTTCATTATGGAAATGTTTTATTAGAAGAAACAAATGAAAACGAAATAAGGTATGAATATATTATTGTAGAAACAAATGGGTATAAAACCGTAATTATGGACTTTGATAATAGTTATATAGACGCTGATGTAAGATATTTTTGGGAGGAAATAATGGATGTATTTGAAAAAATAACATTATATATAAATATTGTATTTATACAAAAACCATTATACGATATAAAACAATTGTTATATTCGTTATATAAAGAAAATAATAACAATATAGATAAATGTTTTGAAATTGTTGGTATGATTGATTTATTAGAATTAGATTTTATAAAACAAAGAAAAATACATTGAAGAATTACATTTAACAAACTACTTGAAACATAGTTATAAAATATCATAACTGAGTGTTGTCTCATTTTTCTTTTTAGTCGGTGTAATGCCAAGTATTTTTTGTTGTTTTTTGTTTTTATGCTAATGTAACAAGTGCCACGGTTACCATACTTGCGACTCCGGACCACATTTGAAATGGTGTATATTCGCGCAAGTGTTTGCAGTGAGTGGTGTAATAGTGATTGATTTCGGTTTCGGTAGGTGGTTGTAGGGTTGCAGATGGATTGTATAGGTGTTGGAAATTTTCGGGGGTATAGACGACCATCATGTATGCCTCTGTAATATTTTGGACGAGGGAATTGACGAAATTGTCGTGGGACGAAAAGGTGGCGTTCATCATTTTGTAGTTTTGAATGATGGGGCAGAGCGGTTTTTGGAATTCGTAGTCGTTTTTGTCGAATTGCGGTTTGTGTTCAATCGTGATTGGATTTTTGTAATATGCGTGGTATTCATAGACTTTTTGTGATTTTATGGCGGTTTCGGCACTGTTTAGCATTTTTTTGTAACTGCGGGAGCAGAATTTATTATTGTAGGTTTTGATGTCTTTGAAGGTGACCTCGAGAGTCACATCGGGGCGATAGGTGGGATAGTTGCGACCATTGTATACTTCGCTCAAGAAGGCGTGTGTGACATTTTGTATCATGGTTTCGTGATAGGATTCCTTGGTGTGCCCTTCGATTTCGTAGAGTTTGGTGTAGTCTTTATACATCAAATCATTGACGAGGGGACAAATTTCGAGCATACATTCGGGCGTTTTGTATTGATTGTAATAGATGTTGTCGTTGATATTGATGGTTGATTTTTTCATAAGCTTGTCGTTGTATTCGCGTTGACGCTTGGATTTCGTGCGACTCGTTGTTGAGTAATACGCATTGGCGAAAACACAGGCTGTTGCGAAGAGAACTAAGAAGAAGGATGTCATTGTTTTGTTGATTGTTGTTGTTTTGTTGATTGTTGTAGGTAATCAAATAAAAAGGCTTTTCAATTTTTTATCATACTCATTGTCCACTCATTTCGCGCATCAAACGGGTGACCGATGGCGATGCATAGGCGTTTTGTGTTTGTGATAATGTATGTTCGTCCATTTCATCGGGTTCATCAGATACAATATGCAAACTTAATGGTGCGGGCATTCGTGATATTGTAGGTTGTCGACGTAATCGCATCGGTGTCATAGTGAATATATTTGTTTGTGCGAAAGGGTCTGTGGCATCATCGTCGTCGATTTGTGTCGCCGTGCAAACATTTTGACGACCTTGTGACCGTTGTCGGGCCGAACCATAGAGTTCGAAATTTCGGGTTCCCATGGTCTTGTAAGTGACATATAAATCGTCTAGCAAGGTTTTCAAGAGTGGCTCTTCTAAACAGTCATTGTCTTTCATGTATGTTTTTAATACATTAAAGAATGTGCGGATTTTTTCTTTGACCACGTTGGTTGGTGGTGTATCGTCGTCGATATCGGAATAATTGGGGGGCTGATGATTGGCTGAAAATAGCAATTCCATCGTTTTTAATCGGAACATGTCGTGTAATAGATTTGTGGTTTGGATTTCGTTGGTATTGCCGTCGAGTAGGGCCGGTAGCAGTTCGATGTGGTCTAATAATCCGTCGGTATATTCGGGTAATTTGGTGCCATAGATGGTTCCGGTGAGTTCATCAGGAGTAGTCGTTTTGACATAATATGTTTTGGTAAGACCGCTGGCCAGATTTGGAATGGTCAGCGAGTTTTGCCATTGATTTGTTTTCCAGTCATAAATGCTGGCGTTTT